GGTTTGGAGTGCGACTGGACCGGGCAGGCTGGGGACGCAGGTCCGGTGGCGCGGTGTCCGAAGTGCGGCGGCCGAGTGGCTCCGCTTCGCAAGCTGGGGCTCGTGGGCGCGAACGGTCGAGGGATTCACGCATGACCATCTATGAGGTGTTCAAGGGTCGCGACGGGCTGTGGCGCTATCGCGTGATCGCTGGAAACGGCGAGATCCTGTCGCATTCGCAGGCGTACTTTGGGGTGTCGAGCAAGCAGAACGCGAAGTCTGCGGCGCGCAGGCGCGCAGGCAAGACGCCTTGGTCCGAGCTGCGCGTGCGCGCGTGCGACGACATTCAGCCGTGTCCGCGTGCGCGCATGGTCCGCCGCGCCGGCAAGGTCGTTCCCCGATGACGCTCGACGCTCTGCCTTCGCACCGTGCCGTTCACGTCGTGGCTGGATCGCTCGCCGTGGTGGATCTGTACCTGCGTAACCAAGTGAACGCGGCGCTGCTCCAGGCCGCGGTCGCATCATGGAGCTTCAGGGTCTACTCCGAGCAGAGCGCCTCGCCGGAGACCGTGCTCTATTCGGAGCTCGCAAAGGCCAACACGGCCGAGAACGCCGACGCATCGGTGATCGTTCTGGCGGCTGCGGCTGTCACGGGCGCGTCGCGTCTGGCGATCGGGCACACGTTCCTGCACAAGTTCGATCCGTTGGTGCTGTTCAGCGCATCGGACGGTCGGCTGTACACGTTGGAGTACACGTTCGTCCTGACGTCCACGGGCGGTCCGCTGGTCGTGAGGGTTCCCTTGGCGGTCGGCGCGTCGTATCAATGAGCCTGTTCGGGGCCTTCATGCCACGCGAGACCGGAGACGTTCGCGCAACTCCGGTGCTGGCCGCACGCTGCCGCGAAGCCTCGTGCGCGCCCATGTGCCTGCTTCGGTGGGACCGTGCCCCGGAATGACCCTTGCCCGCCCGCGCCCTCGCCGTTTCGGCGGATGAGTGCGCGGGCACTACATGGAATCCGATCGGAGTTCCTGTGAGCGACGAGAAGAGCCCCGACGAGCCCGAGGTGCGCTTCACCGCGGACGGGCGCGTGCTGCACCCTGAGTTCGTCAAGCGCATGGGGGCCTATAAGTTCGAACCCGGAAACAAGTCGAGGTTCGGACTACGCAAAAAGCCGTTGACCGAGGCGATCGAAAACCTCGTCGAGGACAACCCCGAGCTGGCCGACATGATGGCCGCCAAGCTGTTCCGTATGGCGCTCAACGGCAAGGGCGACATTCAGGCGATCAAGCTGCTATTCGACCGTCTCGACGGAGTGGTCAAGCCGAAGAAGGAGAAGACGGAAATGCAGGGGATGACCGTCGTGCTTCAGCAGGTGAGCCACTCGCCGCGCGCGCCAGAGCAGGCAGCCTCGATCGTTCTGCCGGTCGTCGATCCCGAGACGCCCGCCGAGTCGGAGGCGATGCTGACGGCGATCCGGCGCGCGTCGAGGCATCTGCCGCCGGTGAGAGACCTGCTTCCGCCCGGACCCGAGGACGACATTGACATCCCACGGTAGCGGGATGCATCAGATGGTCGTTCGCGGACCCTTCGCGAAGCTGTGGCATTGGCTCGACCATCCCGAAGAAGCGCCCGACGAGGTGGCGTTTTGGGGAATGGCTGGAGCGTCAAAGAGCTGGCAGATTCTCACTTTCCTGCTCTATGTGATGCACAGGTATCCGAACGTGCCGGGTCGCATCCTGATCTGTCGCGACACCTACAACTCGCTGACGCGTTCAGCGTGCGTGACGATTCGCAAGATCCTCCCTGCGGGTCACCCGATGTTGGAGGGTCCGACCGACGAGCACCGCACGGAATACAGGCACGGTGCGTGGGTGGTAACGCTCTCGGGGCTCTCGGAGCCATCGCGGCTCTACTCGACAGAGTGGGACTTTGTATTCGTCGAGGAGGCGCGCGAAACGTCGCTTGGCACGTGGGAAGAGTTCTCGCGCGCTGCGCGCAACTACGCTCTTTATCGGCACGACGCCGACGGGCGCCTCGTGCGCGACGAGCTTGGCCGGCTGCTCTACGACGACGCGGTGCCGTGCATGGAGGTTCCGATGTCCATGACGATCCTCGCGACGAACCCTGATTCGAAGAACCATTGGATTCTGAAGCGCGGAACCGCCGGCCAGATGGAGTTCCTCCAAGCGACGATCCACGACAACCCGGCCTACTGGGACATCGAGGGCAACTGCTTGACGCCGATGGGCGCGAAGTACACGAACCGGATGTCGAAGATCGGCGGCGTTCGCAGGCGGCGGCTCGTGTTGGCGGAGTGGTGTTCGCCCGAAGGTGCGGTGTGGCCGGAGTTCGACACGGATCGTCACGTGATGATGGGCGTGAAGCGCGACGCGGACGGTTTCCTGCTCAAGTCGGAGATCGAGCGTCTCGGCATCGTCGAGTTCTACGCAGGCGCCGACTTCGGCTACGACAACTCGGGCGTGCTGGTGGTCGGCGGGTACACGAAGGCTCGCAAGATCATCATTATCGCGGAGGTCTTTCACTCGCGTCAGGACGTGCGTTGGTGGACGGACTGGCTGGTGAAGCTGCACAAGCGGTATCCGTTGACTTTGGCGTTCTGCGACCACAACCGGCCCGACTGGATCTTGGCCTGGAACGACGCGCTGGGCGTGCCGACCGACTCGCCCGGTGCCATCTGCGTGCGCGCCGACAAGGGCATCGACCGCGGTCTGGAGATCGTGCGGCGGCGTCTGGCGTCGCACGACAACGGTCCGCACCTGCACGTCATTCACGACGCGCTGGTGCATCCGCCAGACCCGGAGCTGCTGGAGCGCCACGTCGCTTGGAGGACAATCGACTGCCTGAGCGAGTACGCCTACAAGCGCGGCTCGACCTCGGACGATCTTGCGGACGACACGGGCGCGCGGCCCGACAGGCCCGACAAGTCGAAGGCCAACTCGGACGGCGCGGACGCGGTTCGCTACCTTTGCACGGGCCTGGAATACTTCGAGCCGGAGACGGACCCGCTGACGCTCAACTCATCGTATCGGAAGAAGCTACGGATGACTGGCCGGAGGCCGCAGTTCGAGGGTGACATTGCGCCCGACGACGACATGGAGCAGATTGACGAAGAGGACTGGATCGTAGACACGATTCGCCGGTCGATGCACCCCGACTAGGAACCAAAACGATGTTGGACACGAGCGCGAAGACGATGTGGGACGAGCTGGAGGCTTCGCGTCGTCAGATCGAGAAGGAGGACCACTACCGAGCGGAGGCTGTCGCGCGCTACCACGGCCCCTTCTACGACTCCGGTTGTCCGACCGGAGCGGAGCCGGAAAATGCTGCGTTCGAGTACATCGCCACGAAGACTTCGCAGATCATGGCGGGCAATCCGGCGTGCTCGTTGAAGCCGACGCGCGGCGACCGCCCGGAGGTGTTCCTGAAGGCGAAGGCTCTCCAGCACGCGATGAACCGCTGCTCCCGTGAGGGCAACGACCGCGCGACGTTCAAGAAGCTGCTCATTGACTGGCACTTCGGGCCGTGCCTTGCCTACACGTCGCGCAAGCCGATGCCGTGGATAGACCGCGGCCCGCTGGACGGTCCGGTGCATCGCCCGACGTTGAGGCGCGTGCGGCCCGAGATGCGGCGCCGCGACGCGCGTGCGACCGACTGGGAAGAGACGCGCTGGCGCGGACACGGCTCGATCACGTCGAAGGGTTCGCTGCTGGAGCTGGCGAAGACCGAGCCTGGGTGGCGCATCGAGGAGCTCGGCGCGCTCAAGACCGAGACGGGCTTCGACAAGCTTCTGCCGATGGAGGGCAAGAACCTTCAGGGTCGCGACGACGTGAAGGTGTGGATGGTGTGGGTCCCGGAGGAGCAGCTCGACCCGATTTTCACTTACGAGGAGGGCTTCTGGGGCACGACGCATTGGTACGCCGAGACGGAGAGTTCGAGCGGTCAGAGTCATCCGCTCGTGGAGATCCGCGACCCGCAGCCGTACTTCGGCTGTCGCACCGGCCCCTACCACATGAGCGGGCAGTTCTACGTTCCCGACCGCATCCACCCGTTGTCGGTCATGGCTGCGATCGAAAGCATCGCGAAGATGCTGAGGCTGCAATCGTCGGTGATCGACGACGGTATTCGCAACTTCTCGCGCTTCATCATCAACGGCACGGCGCAGAAGGGCATGGGCCGCATCATCAAGAACGCGAAACACAACGGCGTCGTGGACGCCAAGGGCTTCCAGCGCGCGATGGTCGAGGAGTTCACGAAGGGCGGCATCGACAACAACATGATCGCCGGGTACGAGTACCTCCAGAACCAGATGCGTTCGCGCATCGGCCTGTCGAGCACAGAGAAGGGCAACCCGCAGTCGGGCACGACGGCGACGGCGGAGACGTTCGCGGCGCAGGGCGGGTCGGCGCGCGACTCCGCGTTGCGCGACGAGTTCTACGCCTTCATCGGCGGCACGTTCCGTGCTCGAGCTGAGATGATCGACCAGGACGACCAGTTCTTCATGCCTCCGCCGCCGGAGCTGGCCGGTCAGATCCCCGGCATCTTCGGTGGTCGCGAGCCGGGTGAGACGTTCGACGACTACGAGCTGGACGTGCAGCCGATCTCGATGCGCTGGCGCTCCGAGGAGGAGAAGGCTGCCGCGGCCGACTACGAGGTGTCGCTGTTCGGTCAGATCGCACCGATGGCGGTGCAGTACCCGTTCCTGGACATCCCCGGCATCTTGGACGACGTGGCCGAGGCGCGCGGCGACATGCAGATCCCGTCGAGGTTCAACTCCGAGCTGGCGGCCGGCATCGCGGCGATGATGCTCGGCCAAGCGGTGTTGCCGGGCGCGATGGCTCCGGGCACCGTGCGTCCGTCGGCTTCGATGGGTCAGGACTCGCCGGCCGGTCGGTCGATGCTTCAGCCTCCGGCGCCCATGGCGTCGCTATCGAGCGCAGGGGGCGCGCAGGGCTCGCCGCAGGCTCGTCCTGCCGCTCCGGGCAGCGGAGCCGACCAGAGGCGCCCGAGCGCCGCGCGCTCGCAGGGGGCCGCGCAGGGCAACAAGGCGCGCAAGGCGAGCTACGCGAACCAGGGAGGAAGACCGTCGTGATCTGTTACGAGTTCGAAGACGTGAAGACGGGTGAGCGCGTCGAGGTGTGGATGAGCGCCGACGACTGCGTGCCGATCGGCGACACGCGCAAGATCGAAGGGCGCGAGCTGCGCCGCCTGGCGGCCTACGGGCCGGGCATGGTCGAGCCCGACTGGGGGCACACCACCTACCAGTTCCACGAGGACGACTGCCGCAAGTACGGGCCGAAGGACAGGCTTGGCCGACCGCGTGCGCTCGACGAGGCCGGCGGGATGCGGCTGAACAACCGACGTGAGATCAACGAGATGCGTGACCGCATGGCGGCCGACGGCCGCAGCGACGGCTACTCGTTCGGGCAGTTCCAAAGACAACGAAGGAGATCGAGATGAGCATGGAAGAAGAGGGCGAGATCCAGGAATCGGGCGACGCGGTGGAGGTCGTCGAGACCCCCGAGCCGGAAACGAAGAGCGGTCGGCGCGAGCAGCCGATGCACAAGCAGTTCGAGGCGGAGCAGCCGAGCCGCGGCGCGAACGGCAAGTTCTCGAAGAAGGAGCGGGTGCCGGACGGCATCGACATGCGCGAGATCGCGGCCATCGCGCGCGACGCGCTCGCAGGGAAGGACACGCGGCTTCCGAAGGAGACGGATGCAGACGCCCTTGACGGCGTGAAGCCCAAGGGGCAGGATCAGGCTCAAGGACAGGACCCCAACAAGGGCGCAAAGCCCATTGGCGCAACCAAGTCCACCTCGAAGAACGCAGGCGAAAAAGCCGCCCCGGCCACCGAGCAGCAGCTCGACAAGGCCCGCAAGGCACTCGCGCTGACGGGACACGACGAGGAGGATCTCGCGTTACTGACTCCCGAGCAAACGCTCGCCTTGGGCAAGAAGGCCGAGCACCGCAACGCGGAGAAGTCGCGAGAGATGAGGGAAGCAGCCGCAGCGAAGAACGGGCAGAAATCGCCCGCCTCCGCAGCAGGCGAGTCCGACGAAGAGGGCGCGCTGTTCGAGGGTCTCGTGAAGGAACACTTCTCGGACTTCGAGGACAACGAGCCATTCCAGAAGTCGCTCGCCGGGTTCGCTAAGGCGACGAACGCACGTCTCGTCACGTCGCTGAAGGCCGAGATCGAAGGGATCGGGGCGGCTGCCGCAAAGCAGCTCTCCGAGATCAAGGAGGACATGCGAATGGCCCTCCACCTCGAGCTCGGAACGCGCGCCGCAGCCAGCCGCTTCCCCAAGGCAGTCACCAAAGAGGGTCGCGAAAGCGTCCTCGGCCGTGCTCGAGCCCTGATGGGGACCGACAAGAACCTCGATGCGTCGCAAGCGATCGAGGATGCGCTGTTGAGCCTCTACAAAGGTGAGAACGACCGAGCCAACGCCGAGCGGCAATCACGAATCGACGCCGCCAAGCAGGGCTCGCATTCGGACGTTCGCAGCAGCGGCGAGGCGCCGCGCAAGGTCTCCGACTTCGATATTGGTCGGCAGGCGGTGCGCGAGGCGATGAGCAGGCAGCGGTGACGCTCGACGGCGCTTCCTGATTCGGCGGCCTTCACCACCAACACCAGGAAGCGTTCATGGCTAACTTCAGTGCATTCGGGAGTGCCCTCGCGACGGTTGCGTCGAAGGTCGTCACCCCCAAGAAGTTCATCTACAACATCGCGGCGCTCAACAACTACGCGTCGCTCTACTACTTCATGGCCGGGCGCAAGATGAGCGAGATGCTCCGCGCCGGTGCCGACGTGCGCGCGCGCGTGAAGTTCACGGCCAGCTCGAAGGCGGGTTGGTACGAGGTCCCCTCCGAGGCTCACTCGCCGCAGGACAGCCAGGACGGCTCCTGGGCCATCGCGTACTGGTGCGCCCACATGGCGCACGAGTCCTGGAAGGACGAGGAGCTGCTCATCAACTCGGGCGGCACCACCGAGGGCTCGCTGGCCGAAGAGACCTGGACACAGGAACTCTTCAGCAAGCTCCAGTCGCTCACGACCGCTCTGCACGGATCGCTGGCCGCCGGCCTGTGGGCGAAGCCGAACAACGTGACGATGAACGGGACCGACCCGAAGCAGCCCCTCTCGATCCCGGCCTACCTCAACCCGATGGCGGACGGCCTGTTCATCGAGGACGCGGCCACGACCTGGGCGAGCATCCACGGGCTGCGCCCGCAGGACACGCACCCGCGCTACAAGCCGAACGTCAGCACCTACGCCGACTGGACGATCAACAGCACGTCGAACCTGATCTTCGCGTTGTCGAAGGCGTGCCGCCTCACCACGCTCATTCCTCCGCCGAAGGACCAGGAATACTTCGACCCCGAAGGCGAAACGTCGATCGAGCGTTCGCAGGGCGTGATCTTCGCGAGCGCGCACGGCGTCGCGAAGGCGGAGAACCTCTACCGCGCCTCGCAGGATCGCTGGGCCGACTACAACGACCCGGCCGGCAACCCGCGCTTCAAGGGCACGCAGTTCGTGCACGAAGCGCAACTCGACACCGCCGCGATCCACCCGGACGCGAGCGGCTACGGCAACCAGACCGAGGCGGCGGCCGACCTCGCCGGTCCGCGCTACTACGGCGTCAACGCCAAGTACATGAAGATGTACTTCCACAAGGCGCGGTTCATGGAGTTCCTGGAACCCTTCCGCCTGTCCCTCACGGGCTGGCAACAGGGCGTCAACACGATGGCGACGATGCTCTGCCCTGACCGCAGCAAGCACTTCCTCATCTCGCCGTCGGCCGACCTCTACACCTGATCCTTCGCCGGATCCCAACAGCACAAACAGGAGCAAATAAACATGAGTGGATTCGACGCAGGCTGGTTCCGCGACCAGATCATCGTAGGCAGCACCCCGTTCGCAGAACGGGCCTGGGGTGCGTACAACCGAACGGGCATCCCGCTCGTCAAGGGGAGCATCTACCAGTTCGACATGCCCCTTTCATCGCTTGTCGAAACCGTGCCCAACACGGAAGGAATTCTTCTTCCGGTTCCGACGACGTTCAAGTGGGCAAACGTCAAGGGCCACGCCGACGCGATCGGCTCGGCGTGGCACAACGTCGTCAAGATGTTGACCAGCGGCACCACCGCGAACCGGACGAAGAACTCCGTCCATTGTGTCGCGCTGGAGAACAACGCGAACAACGAGTGGGGCGAGATGCTCGTGGTGGGCGAGACCTCCATCAGCATCGTCGGTGTTGCCGACCAGGTCTACAGCGCCGGCTGGGGCGTGCGCGGCACGCCGGCCCTGTTCCACGGGACGTACTTCGAGCACCTCACCACGGCGGCGGATGCGGGCACCGCCGCGTTGCAGGCGGTTCAGAACAACTACAAGTGCATCGCGATCTCGCTCGCGGCGAAGACCGAGGCGGCTTCCCCGCTCCACACGCCCGTGTCCGTGTTCTTCAACGGCTTCGGCCTGCCCTGATCCTCGCCTGAAGTGAAACGCGGGCGGGGTCGTCGCAACGACGGCTCCGCCTGCTGGCCTGCACAACCTCCACCGAAGGACCCCGCGCCGTGGCATCTGACGAACTGACCGTCGCTCGATACCAGCAGCGCGTCGCGCGCGGCTGCGGCTGGCGCCGTCCGAGTGACTGGCCCGCCGACATGCCTGTCACCGAGTTCGTGAACGACGTGGGTGAGTGGTTCGTCTCGGCTGAACCGTGGAACTTCCTCACGCGACCGCCGGTCTATCTGGGGATCGTGAACGGCCAGGAATACTCGGAGCTGCCCGACGACTTCGGGCGACTGCTCTCCGTGACCGGCTCATCGTTCGGCACCTACTCGATCCGCCTGGAGGACCCGACAGCCGTGGCGGGCGCGCGCGTGAGCGGCGCGACCAACCCGTCATGCTTCCTCGGGTGCATCACCCACGGGGCTCCCACGACCGCAGGGCCGCGCGCCAGCGCGCGGCTCGACCTAGGGCCTATTCCGGGCGTCACCCAGGCCCAGGCGTTCCAACTGGCCTACCAGGCCGGCTGGACGACGTGCCTCAATGCCAGCGACCACATCCTGCTCCCGCGCTGGACGACCTCGCTGTTCGTCATGGCAGGATCGGCTTGGATGCAGGGGCTCGAGCAGCCCAAGCGCGGTTCGATCGAGGACCGGCTGGACCGGCTCGTCACCTCGTCGCTGTGGCAGGCGGCTGTGAATCGCGACTCCGAGATGCAGGCCGACCTCGGGCCGATGCGCGGCGGAGTGGGCGAGCTCATGGGCCTCGAAACCGCCTCGCCCTTCCTTAGCACGGGCCTCCCCATCCCGATCGTGGTGAGCCCCTGATGGACGACGAGCTTCCGCTGCCGACCGAAGGGCTCTCCGACCTCAACGGGCCGGACCGGCAGGCTCGTGGAACGACGCGCCGCGCGAAGAACGTCAGCGAACTCGACCCGGTGGACCTCACCGTCGGCGGAATCTCGCAGCGCGCCGGCCAGATCAAACACACCGCGGCGGCGCTCGTGGCCGACACGAAGGTCTCGCTGCTCTGCGACGTGGCGTACGACAACCCGAGCCACACGTTCGTGAACCTGGCGAGTGCGGCCTGCACCGTCGAGTGGTCCAGCTCCGGCGCGAACCGCGCGCAGGCGTACGCGGCCGTGCACGACGACTTCGGCAACCACTACTACGTCGATGGCACGGCCGGCCTGGTGAAGACGAACGCGAGCGGCCGGCAGGCGTGGCGCATCTCTCTCCCGGCGCCCGAGAAGAACTCGATTGTGCGCGCGCTCGCGGTGGACGTGGACGGGCGCATCTTCGCAGGCGTGTCGGCGGGCGTGGAGCCCGAGAATGCGCGGATCTGGTGCTACGAGCCGCGCGAGGAGAACAAGCCCCCCGAGCTGCTCTGGACGCTCCAGCCTGGATGGCTCACCGAGGAGCTGCACATCGACGGCGCGACGTTGCAGGCGTCGCAGAACGATCCGATCGGGCACTTCTCGCGCATGGCTCTCTATTCGGGCCTCGGGCTCAACGAGCCGACGCTCATCAGAGAGTGGGAGATCCCCTACCCTGTCAACGGCCACCACTTCTCCCCGACCGACGGGTCGATCTTCACGGCGCACCAGCCGGACTCTGAACGCACGCGCACGCCGCGTTCGCCGGAGACGACGGGCTCGCGTGAAGACTGGACGATCAAGGACCTCGACCACTACGCCGACCGCGTGTGGGCGTGGGTCGCGGGCGACGACATCAACGGCGGCGGCCTCGGCAACGACGGTGACTACGTTGCGGGCGACGAGGCCCCGGTGCTCGTGGACAAAACAGGCAACGGGCGCGGGTTCGTGGCGAACACGCCGGACACCGGGCCGACCGTGCGGGTCGGCGGGATCGCGGGCCGCGACTCCGTGTACTTCAACGGCACGTCACACTCGATGGTGTCGGAAGCGCCGATCACGATTGAGCAGCAGTTCCGTTCGATCAATCGTTCGTTCCTGCCCTCGTACACGAAGGCGCAGTTCGTGCTCTTCATGGTCGTGCGAATGCCGCAGGAGGCGACGGAGCGGTATCTCCTCGGGCGGGCCGACACGACGACCACGAACCTCGCGCTGGTACAGAACAGCGGCGCGCGCTCGGGTGGGTTCTTCTCGGCGCCTGGCACGGTCAGTTGCTACGAGAACGGGTCTTTCGCGGTGGGGAGTGGGCCGGCGGGAACGCAGCTCCCCGGCGGATTCGACAACTCGGGCCTCGCGCTCATCACATGGATTCACGACGGCGGGTACGACGACGTGGTGGGCATTCCGACGCGCTCGACGTACCGCGTGAACGGGCGCCCGTGCGACCGCTGGACGAGCGACAAAATCTTCGCGAGCCTGAAGAAAACGTTCCTGGGCCAGTTCCCCCCTACGTCATCGGCCGAGTTCGGGACGATGGGGCGGTTTCGCGGCGACTTCTGCGAGGCGGTCGTGCTGTCCGACTGGTACGTGGGCGGATTCGCCGAGACGAGCGCGCTCGCGCAGCAGAAGCTGGTCACGACGCCTACCTACCCGACGGGTGCCTGGGCCGCTGACGGCGACACGGAGCTTGAGCGCATCGAGGGCTGGCTGGCGCACAAGTGGGGGCTCGCGCACAAGCTCCCGACCGGACAGGCGGGCGTTCTGGAGAGCGTCACCACGCCGAACAACAACGACACGGTGACGATCGCCACGTCCACATACACCTGGAAGACGACTCTGACGGTCGCCGCGCTGGACGTGCTGATCGGCGGCAGCGCGGCGGTTGCATTCCTCAACCTGCATCGCGCGATCAACGGCGGCGGCACGCCGGGGACCGACTACTCAGCCGCGACGGTTCCGCACCCGACGGTCTTCTCTCCGGCTGCGCTCTTCAGTACCGACGCCACTCCGCACGTGGGCGTGCTCGTGCAGCGCCGCGACCCGCGCGTGTTCGCGACGTTTGCGACCACGGAATCGAGCGGTGCTGCTCGACAGCGGTGGGTCAACCTCACAACGAGCGTGACGGCCCTCTTCGATCCAGGGCTCAACACAGGGCACTACCCGCACAGCTTCTACCTCATGCGCGCGATGGGTGTGACCGGCGCCGGCACTCCGGTTTCGCGCGGCGGACCTCCGCGCTCCAACCCGATTGGGGTCACGTTCCCGAGCGTCATCGGCGCGCTGATTTCACCCTACGGGATGCTCGTGAAGTGGGATCCGGCGAACGGTCGTGCGCGCAACGTGCTCACGACGGACGGGCCGGGCTACTCGTTCCTGCCCGTCGGCGGGGTCGGCTACGGCGTGCGCGTCGGCAGCGACGGCAGCGTGTTCTCGATTGGTCCGCGTCAAGCGGCGGTGTCGGGCGTCATCGCGAGCCCCGAGGACATCGACGTTCGCAAGCTGTGGGACAAGGGCGCGGAGGACACGACGACGGGCGGATTCGTGACGACGCGCGGCGCGACGGCTCTCACGGCGTGGGAGGCGACCCCCGGCGCGCAGACGTACGCCTATCCGCGCATGGACCTGGACGAGTGGGACAACGTGTACGTTCCGACCTTCCAAGGCTCGGCCGGCACTTCGCTCGCCGTGTACGCCAAGCTCGGGACGGGAGCTGGCACGCCGAACGCCGACGCGCTGCTCACGCTGCAATCGCTCGCGGACGACCCGCGCGCGCACGCGGTGTCGATCGACCCGGAATCCCCGCGCTTTCCGAACGCCTACGTCAAGCCGCGCGCCGAGCGCGTGCTGCTCGTCACCGAGCGCGCGACCGCGGCCAACCTGCTCACGCTGCACATGGTCCGCATCGTCAGCGCCACGCTCTCGAATCTACCGGCCTACGCAACGCGCATGTTCGCCGGCGTCGGCGCGTCCCTCTACGACATCACGACTCCGGCGTCGCCGGCACTCGTCAGCGCGGCGGCGTTCGACGTGAACACGCGCTTCATCGACTGGTGCGAGGCGTTCGGCAAGCTGTTCTTTGTGGACGGCAACGCGCCGAAGTTCTACGACCCGTTCACGTCGCTGCTCGGCGCGTGGCGTGCGCGATCCAGCGGCGAGATCCCCAAGCGCCCGCAGTTCATCGCTCGCAGCGCGAACCGGATCTTCCTGGGCGGCTTCAAAGACTTCCCCGAGCGCGCGGTTGCCTGCACGGCGGGTGATGCGTTCGGGTGGGACTTCGACCCGCCCGGCGAGTCCCCGCTGGCGACGGCTGCGTGGCGCTCCGACCTCTCGCCGCTGGGCGACTCGCCCGACGTGATGACGGGGATGATGGCTGCGCGGGACGACCTGCTCTACATCCTGGGCGCGCGCAACGTGTTCCTGGTGCGCGGCGACCCGTTGCAGGGTGGACGCTTTGACCAAGTGACCAAGGGCGTCGGCGGCGCGTACGGGCGCGCGTCGTGCGTCACGCCGGACGGCCGGTTCTGGTGGATCACGAACGAGGCCGAGCTCTACTTTATGCCGATCGGGGCCAGCGAGGGCTACGCGCGCAACGTGAGCTTCTCGATCTCGAAGCGGCTTCAGGACGCGATCGACTTCTCGGTGTCGCGCCCCGAGCTGGTCTACGACCCGCGCATGAAGCGGCTGCACGTCTACCTGTTCCCGGTGGGGGTGGGCAACACGCTCGTCAGGCACTTTGTCGTGTCGCTGCTCGGGCAGCAGCCGCGCTTCTGGGAAGAGTCCTACGGGCTGGCCGGCATTCAGCCGACAGCCGCGTACGTCCGCGACGGCGACACCGGCAACGACCGGCGGATGCTCTACGGTTCGCGCGACGGCTACGTCCGCGAGTGGAGCGCGTCGGCGGCGAGCGACGACGGGACGCGCATCGACTCGGAGTTCCTGATCGGCCCGCTGCACGACCCGGCCAGCGGTGACGAGGCGATCGTCGAGAACGTGCGCGTGCAGCTAGCTCGAGCGCAGGGCGGCGCGCGGGTGGAGCTCTACGCGACCGACGAGCCCGAGGACCTGGGCGACGCGGTGGACTCGGCCTCGCTGCTCCCCGGCCGCAACACGCCGAGCGTGCGGGCTTCGGGCGCGTACCTGGGCTTGCTCGTGACGGGCGAGACGGGGCTGGAGCGGTTCAGTCTGCGCCGCATCGAGGCGGACGTGACGCTCACAGGACCGGTGCGGAGCCGTGGACGATGAGGCGCAAAGCGGCTGCCAACCAAGTCCCCCGCGCGCTCCCCGGCGACGCCGTGCGTGCGCGCCGCGGCGCGGGCGGGGCGGCGTCTGGCAACACCACCGGGCGCGGCTTCACGACGCTCCGGGGAGGGCAGTACGAGGTCGCCATCGGAGACGGCCTCGACTACGGCGCGCACGGCGAGATCGTTCTACGCGAACCCGCAGCGCCTTTGGTGCTGGCTCCCGGCTCGCCGCGGCGGTTCACGCTTCAGCTCGGCGAGGGGTTGGAGGTGTCGGCGCGCGGCAAGCTGGCGCCGTCCACATCGTCGAGCGTGCGCGTCGTGGGCGGCGCGCTGATCGCGACCCCGAGCACGCTTCAGGTCACCGATCCGACGGACGGCACGGCCGCGGCTGCGCTGGACCGTGTAGCCGACGTGCTGGCCTCGCTGGACACTCGCCTCGACGCGCTCGAAGCCGCTCCGTCCGGCGCGGCTTCGGGCGCGACCGCGACGGTGGACTTCGGCGCGTTCGACACGACGACGACGGTGGTCGTCACGGGGCTGGCGTGGGTGACGCTCACCTCGCGCATCGTCGCCACGGTGGCGTCGCGCATGGAGGACGCGCTGCTCGACGGGGTGCTGCTCGCTGTGGGCGACCTCGTGGCGGGCGACGGGTTCACGGTCTACGCGCACGCTCCCGAGGGCAGCACGGGGACATTCGACATCAATCTGGTAGGAGTGTGACGCATGGCCGTTCAGATTCTCGACAGCGCAGGCTCAAACAAGCTCGGAGTCGATGCGGGCAACGCCGCGATGATGACGCAGCGGCCTCCCTTTGTCGGAGCGAACGGTGCGTACCGCGTCTGCGCGCTGACGGGCCTGCTCACGGTGGTCGCGGCGGGCACGGCGAGCGCGGGGCACATATTCGCGGCGCGTTGGTCGCACGTCTCGAAGCTCTGCATCATCACGAAGCTCCGCGCGCGGTGGGTGACGGTCGCGGGCTTCACGGCGGGCCAGGAGGTCGGGCTCGACTGTTTCGTGTCGCGCACCCACTCGGCCGCGCACACGGGCGGCACCGGCCTCACGATCAACGCCGACCAAATGAAGAAGCGCAAGAGCCACGGCTCGACGACGTTCGCTGACCTTCGCGTCTCGACCACGGGCGCGCTCACGAACGGCACGAACACGCTGGACACGCAACCGATCGCGTGGGGCGCGTTCAGCGAGCTTGCGGCGGGCGCGGCGGTGCCCAAGGGCTTCTTCGAGATGATCGTCGTGGACGAGGCGACTGCGGGGTATCCGCTGATCCTGTCCGCGAGCGAGGGCCTGGTCATCCGCAACACGGTGCTCATGGGCGCGGGCGGCACGGCGCGCGTGGCGATCGAGATGGACTGGCTCGAAGTGGACGCATACTGAGGCACGCATATGGGATTCTTCAAGAAGCTCGGCAACTTCCTCGACCCGAACGCTCCGGCGCGCGAGGCGAACAAGCAAGAGGGCAAGACCCTCAAGGAGCTCCTTGCGCTGTTCGACGCGCAGGGCACGCAGAACAACCTGGCCTTTGGCAAGGCCGAGTCAAACGTGCGGGCGCAGCTACCGCTGGTGCGGAAGGCGTTTGGAGACGCGAACGCCAACCTCGCGCTGACCGCGGACCGGCAGCGGCGCACGGTGCTCGCGCGCGAAGCTCCCGCAATGGCTGGCGCGAACGCGCAGGTATTCCGCGCTGGCGGCGGCGCGAGCAACTTGGGGTCGCTCGTGTCGCGCGGCGTGCGCGGAGACACGACGCGCGCGATGCAGTCGCTCGACGACCTGTTCCAGCAGCACTTCTCGCAGAACGCGATCGGCCAAGCGCAGGGTCTCGGTTCGGTCTACGACCAACTCGGCAACCTCCAGGTCGGCAAGGCGCAAGCGGGAATGGGCATCACGCAGGGCAAGGCCGACGCAATCAGCGGCAAGCAGCACTTTCAGTCTGGCGGCTTGGGCTCGTGGCTCGAGCTCGCCGGCAAGGCCGGGAAGGCGGTCGCGTCGTTTGCCGCGCCCGTTTAGCGGCCCGCCTTCCAAGGAACACAACAC